TTGATAAGAAAAAAATCAAACAAATGCAAAAAGAAATCAAGCTTTTAGAAAAAAGAAAGCAAAAGATGGAAAAATTGTATGAAAAGCACTGTGGAAAAAAATATGAGAAAAAAGAAATGGTAGATGAAGTAAGTGAAGGTATGTTTGATTTTTTAAAGAAAAAAGAAAAAGAAGCACCTAAAGTTCAAAACGCCCCTAAATTAGTAGGAGTTGATTTTGATGGAAATTATATCTATTCAGATGATCCAGATATAGGTAAAAAAACATATGCAACAGTACGTGAGGAAGAAGATATAGATGAATCATTTGACTCATTAGTAAAAAAAGTAGATAAAGAAAAAGGCTATGATAAAGAAGAAGCAAAAAGAGTAGCTGGATTTATTGCTAATAGAAAAAGAGCAGGAGCGGGTTCAGGACCTACTGCTAAAATGAAAAAAAGAGAAGGATCAAAATAAATGAGTAGAAAGTTATTAATAGAAACTCAAACCCTAAAATTTTCTCCTAATTCTTTAAATGAAAACGTAAGTAAGGAGAATGGAAACCTTGTAGTTGAAGGTATTTTAGCTACATGTGAGGTTAAAAATGGTAATGGTCGTTACTATGCTAGAGATTTATGGGAAAGAGAAATGAAAAAATATACTGATCTCATTAAAGAAAGAAGATCATTAGGTGAATTAGATCATCCAGAATCTCAAGTTATAAACTTACAAAATGTATCTCATCTTGTTACTGATTATAGTTGGGATGGAGATAATATAATGGGTAAAATAGAAATTTTACCTACCCCAGCAGGAAATATACTTAGAGAATTAATTAAAAATGGTGTTACAGTTGGTGTATCATCTAGAGGAATGGGTTCTTTAGAACAAAGAGGTGACATAATGGAAGTACAAGATGACTTTGAATTATTATGTTGGGACTTTGTATCAACACCTTCTAACCCAGGTTCATTTATGGGTGTATTACAAGAAGGTAAAAATACAGTAACTTATGATTACACAAAAGTAAATGGTGTAATTCACGAAATTTTATGTTCTAAAGGTAATTGCCCAGTATTTTAAATTTTAAAACATGGCAAGCTATACAGCAGTACAATTAAACGGAGCAGGTACACCTACAGAAGCTTTGTCTGGGGCAAAAACATTCACTATTACTAATACATTATCTGGATCGGCTTATTTTACTGTAGAAACCGTTAGAAACTATAGTGGTTCTTATGCTGGTCAGGCTACTAATGCTTTAGGTACTTATGCTTCATTTACAAGTATAGATGCAAATACACTAATAACTTCATCTTATATATCTTCAGTAGTTGTTCCTTCAGGAGTTAGTTCATATCAATTTACACCAACTTCAAATGTTGCTGTAAGTTCTTCAATGCTAAGAGGAACAGGTGGAATTTCTTTAGTTATTTCTTAATTTTTGAGGAATATTCATATACGTATAAACGTAATACACCGTTCCTTATACGGTGTCAATATTAAATAATTCTTATTACGATTCTTAAATAATCGTACTTCACAAACTAAATTTTGGGAAAATGGCAACAAATAGAGATTTGTTAAAGGAAGCAATTGCCGATGCTAAAGCCGTAAAGGAAACTGCTATCGCAAATGCTAAACTTGCTCTTGAAGAAGCTTTTACTCCATTCTTAAAAGATCAATTATCTGCTAAATTAGCGGAAATGGATAAAGATGATGAGAAAGAAGTAAAGGAAGAAAAAGAGGAAGTTGAAGAAATGGATGCTGTTAGCTGGAATGAGAAGAATAATCCTACTAGAAGTAAATCTAAACCTTTTCTAGACCCTAAAAAGGTAGGTCAAGGTACTCCTGCTTACGCAGTAAACGTAAATGAGGAAGAGATTGACGAGGAAATTAATCTTGACGAGCTATTAGCTGAACTTGATGAACTCGATGAAGCCAAAAACGATTCCAAAAAAGGTAACAAAGAAGAGCAAAAACGTATGGAAGGCGCTATCAGAGACGATAGAGACCACATCAAAAACTTAGAAAAGGATATCAAAGACAACGAAAGGAAGCTTAAGAAATTAAAAGCTGATGAACCTAAAGATGTTAATGAATCTGAAGAAATCGATGAGGAAATGAAATCCAAAAAGAAAAAGGAAGAAATGGACGAAGAAATGAAATCTAAAAAAGATAAAGAGGACATGGACGAAGAAATGAAACCTAAAAAGAAAAAGGATGACATGGACGAAATGATGAAAAAACCTATGTACGATGAGGACGACAAAGAGTCTATGAAAGAAGATGAACGTACTGATGCTGAAGAAGAAGGCTACCTTGATGGAATGAAGGACGAAAAAGAAGACATGGAAGACAGGATGGATGACGAAGAAATCGATCTTGAAGATATGTCTGAAGACGACCTTAAAGGATTTATCGAAGATGTCATTAAAGACATGGTATCAGCTGGTGAAATTGAACCAGGTGATGAATTCGTTGAAGACGAAGTCGAAGTCGAAGACGTTGAAGACGTTGACGTAGATGTAGAAATTGACGAAGCTAAGAAAATGGATGACGAAGACAAGAAGAAAATGGAAGAAAAGATGAGTAACCCAGTTATGCGTAAAGGTGATGATGAAAAGAAAAAAGGCAAATTTAAGCCTGAATCTAAACCAGAGCGTGAAACTGAAAAAATGAGAGAAGAACTAGACGCTACTATAGCTGAAGTTCATAAGTTGAAAGACGAACTCAATGAGGTTAATCTTCTTAACGCTAAACTTCTTTACTCGAATAAAATTTTCAGAGCGAAAAATTTAAATGAAAGCAAGAAAGTTAAAGTATTGAAAGCATTTGACAAAGCTAAGGATGTAGCACAAGCTAAAACTATCTATGAAACATTAAACGAAGGTTTACTTGATAAATCATCAATTAATGAGAATAGAGTTAAAGGTTCAGCTTCTAAAGCTACTGGTTTAGAACCTAAAAATTCTAAACAACCTATAATTGAGTCAAACGATGTTTACAATAGAATGAGACAACTTGCTGGATTATTGTAAAACTTAATTAACGATTATTTAAAAACTTATTAAAATGAGCTTAAATCAACTATTAGAAAGTGCTAACACTTATCAAAACATGCAGTCAGATGCTGCTAAGTTAGCAAACAAATGGGAGAAAACAGGTCTTTTAGAAGGTTTAGATGGTTCTCATAAAAACAATATGGGTATTATCTTAGAAAATCAAGCTAAACAACTTGTAGTTGAGTCTTCACAAACTGGTGGAGGTGCTGCTTCAAGTGGTACATTTAGTTCACAAACTGCTGTTAACATCGGTGGTCAGTGGGCAGGTGTAGCTTTACCATTGGTAAGAAAAGTATTCGGACAAATTGCTGCTAAAGAATTTGTTTCTGTACAACCAATGAACCTACCTTCAGGACTAGTATTTTTCCTAGACTTCCAATATGGAACTGACAAGACTCCTTTTGCTAGTGGTTCATCATTATATGGTAATCAGAATGCTGCTGATTTACCATTTGGTAACACTAACGCAGGTGGCTTATATGGCGACGGAAGATTCGCTTACTCTATCAACAACACACAATCAATTGTAAATCCAGCAGCTGTAACTTCAGCTTCTTGGGCAGATGTAGATTTTGATTCTACTTATTCAGCGTCAGCTACTGCATCTCCTTCGCAATTAGCGAAAATTACAATTAATACATCTTCATTAGATTTCGTAGATGTAGAAGGTGTTCAAGCTATCCAATTATTATCTGGATCATTTACTAGCTATAACAGCTCAGTACCAGGTGAGCAATTATCACAGTTTACTAAGTATGACGGTGGTGCTACAATTTCATTTATTGTACCTTCATCTTCATTAGTAGGTGGATATTCTGCTGCAGGAGACGCTACAGTTGTATACAACATACAACCAACTGATAGATTTAGAGGTGATTTCGAAGATGGTAACCCAGAACCTAACAGTCTGAACGATCCATCTATCTCGATCCCAGAAATCAACGTACAGATGAAATCATCTGCAATCGTTGCTAAGACTAGAAAATTAAAAGCTGTTTGGACTCCAGAGTTCGCACAGGATTTAAATGCATACCATGCATTAGATGCTGAAGCAGAATTAACTTCTATCTTAAGTGAGTATATTTCATTAGAAATTGACTTAGAAATTCTAGACATGTTAATGAACGCTGCTTCTGCTGGAACAGAAGTATGGTCTGCAGTTAACAACAGAGGAATTGTTGATGATGGTGCTAACGGTACTATCTCAGATCTAGGATTCTACAACTCTCAAGGACAATGGTTCCAAACTTTAGGAACTAAAGTGCAAAAAATAAGTAACATCATTCACCAGAAAACCCTTAGAGGTGGAGCTAACTTCTTAGTATGTTCTCCAACTATAGGTACTATCTTAGAAAGTATCCCAGGATTTGCTGCTGATTCAGATGGAGACGCTGCTAAAGCTTCTTATGCATTTGGTGTTCAGAAAGTTGGTCAATTAAATGGTAGATATAAAGTTTATAAGAACCCTTATATGACAACTAACAGAATCCTATTAGGATTTAGAGGTTCTCAGTTCTTAGAAACTGGTGCTGTATTTGCTCCATATATCCCATTAATTATGACTCCATTAGTATATGATCCAAATACCTTTACACCAAGAAAAGGTCTATTGACGAGATATGCTAAGAAAATGGTAAGACCAGAATTCTATGGTATTATCGAAGTTAATGGATTAAATACTTTATAATAAGTAATTAACCAAGAGCAATAAGAATTAGGCCGAACTAACGTTCGGCCTTTCTTTTTCATATTTATAATAAAATAGTTTACTATGAATATACCAATTTATGATGGTTGTCCCGTTTGGTCTGCACCAGCAGTACCATTTGGATTTTACAATTCAGATACTCAATTTCAAGCCGATGCAGTTAAGGTAGCTAAATTTTGTGCTCAAAGATTAGGTTATCCTTTAGTAGATGTTGAATTACAATCAGGTTCATTTTTTACCGCTTTTGAGGAAGCAGTTACTACATATGGTAATGAATTATATGCGTATAAAATAAGAGATAATCAACTATCCCTAGAGGGATTAACCACTGGGTCAAGTTTAAATCAAGCGCTTATAACACCGAGTTTTGAACCAATTGTTAGATTAACAGAACAATATGGAGAAGAAGCTGGTTCAGGAGGAAATGTAAATTATTATACTGGTTCATTTGCATTAACTTCAAGTGTTCAAGATTATTCATTTCAAACTTTTATGACTCAAAGTGGTTATACTGGTTCTGAGTACCAACATGGTATTGAAGTTAAAAGAGTATTTTATCAAGAACCTTATCCTGCTTCTGCTCGTTATTTAGATCCTTATAATGGATTTGGATTTGGAGGTGTATTAGCAGCAGGTATTGTAGGTATAGGTGGATTTGGAGATGGTTTAGGTTATTTGATGGCTCCTTTAAATTATGATTTACAAGTGATTCAACAAATAGAAATGAACCAAATGATTAGATTAAATAACTATTCATTTGAAATTAAAAATGATATGTTAAGAATATTCCCAATACCTAATTTTGGTGCAACGGGAACAGATAATCAAAATGCTAGAATATGGTTTGAGTATATTTTAAGAGATGAAAGAATAGCATCTTCAGTACAACAAACACCAGATAGAGTAACTAATGTCTCAAATGCACCATATGAAAATCCTACTTACGAATACATTAATTCAGTAGGTAGACAATGGATATTTGAGTATACACTAGCATTATCAAAAGAAATGTTAGGATATGTAAGAGGTAAATATAGTTCAGTTCCTATTCCAAATGCAGATGTAACACTTAATCAATCAGATTTAATAGCAGCAGCTACATCTGAAAAAACAGCTTTAATTGAAAGATTAAGAGCATATTTTGATGAAACATCTAGAATGGCTTCTTTAGAAAGAAGAGCTAATGAAGCGGATTCTAAAATGAAGGAATTACAACAAGTACCTTATACAATTTATGTAGGATAATATGGCAATGTTTACAGGAGTCAGAGATTGGTCTCTGATGAGAAATTTTAATAGAGAATTATTAGGTAATATTATTACTCAACAGTGTGCTATCTATCAATTTAAATTAGAAGAAACTAAAGTTAATATCTATGGTGAGGCAGCTGAAGAAAAATATTATGATGGTCCTTTTCTATTTAATGTTTTAATAGATAGAGGTGATCAAGAATATCCTGAAGGAGAATATGAAGGTGTTCAATTCCAACAAGGTATTAATTTCTTTTTCCTAAGAGATGATTTAGTAGAAAAAGATGTTGTTCCTAGAGTAGGAGATATTATTTTATATCAAGAATCATATTACGGAGTACAAAGTACAATTGCTAACCAATATTGGGGAGGTAAAAATCCTGAATATCCAAATAACGATAGTGATGGTACACCTAATCCATTGAATCCAGGATTAGAAAATTATGGTAATAATGTATCAATTTTATGTTCTACATATTATATACCAGCAGATAAAGTAGCTATTTCACCAATTCAAGAAAGAATGTAATGCCAAAACCTAGAAAACCCATACCAAAATATCAATTGACTTTAAGTGAAAGAAGTCGTCAAGCTTTTCAAGGAATTGAAGGAAGAGGTTCTGTAGGGGATCCTAATAAAGCTAACATGCCTGTAAATCCAAATTATGAAGATACAGGTATAGCTATTAATAGATCAGCCCAAATGAGCTTTAAAGATGATGATTCTAAACAATATTCAGTTGGTATAAAAGATATTGATGAAGCTATATTTTATTACTTTCAAAATGAAATACAACCATTTGTTTATCAAAATGGTCAACGCAGAGATGTACCTATAATTTATGGTGCTCCTGAAAGATGGAAATCATTCCAAAGAGATGGTTATTATAGGGATAAAGAAGGTGCTATTATGATGCCTATTATTGTTATAAAAAGAGATTCTTTGGCTAAAGATAGAACAGTAGCAAATAAATTAGATGCAAATCAACCTAATTTATATGGTAAATGGGCTAAACAATATAGTTCAAAAAACTTTTATAGTAATTTTGCTACATTAAATAATAGAAAACCCGTAGAAAAATTTCATGTAGTAGCTCAACCAGACTACTTAACTTTAGAATATAGTGTTTTAGTACAAACTTATTACATGGAACAATTAAATAAAATTATAGAAGCTTGTGAGTATGCCTCAGATGCATATTGGGGTAATCCTGATAGATTTATGTTTAGAGCTTTTATAGATAGTTTTTCTACGGCTACTGAATTAACAGCAGGTAAAGATAGATTAGTTAAGGGTACTTTTAATATAAGATTAAGAGGTTATATACTACCAGATACTATTCAAAGAGAATTAAATGCTACTAAAGTATACAATTCTAAAGCTAAAGTAACTATAAATACCGAAACAGTTGGTGATATAGATAAATTGGATGATTCAATTCAAAACCCAACGGATAATGGTAGAAAAAGAAATTTAAGAGAATTACAGTAATTGTATCTTTAAGACCACTTATATATATTTATA